CGCAGATCATTCTCATATTCGTCAGAAATGTTTATCGGGTTACTTAACGACGTTATATCAGCGGGTAATTGCTTGTATTTAATGTCTAAACTTCCTGTCCCGTTAGATGGTGGATACACATAAAAGTTTTTCCTATCCTCTTTTCCCGCACTGAAATACTCTTCCACTTGGGCTACTTTTGTGTCGTTTGGCCACGATGGTCTGAATGCATCATAACTAGCCTTGTCCGCTATCCTTACAGCCTTTCCGCCTGTATTCCCATACACATCTTCTAAATATAAACCGTCTGTCGGGATGGTCTGAAGGCTCCCTGATGCCATGCTCATAGACGCCCTTATTGATGTGGCAATATCATGTTTTGTGGCAATAAACCTCTGGACGAAGTTCAGGTCATAAAGCAGTTGCGTGTCAGGCCAGCGCTTTACCGCGCCGTTGTCGTTCAGTTTGTCTCTGGCTTCCCCTATGATCTTTGAGGCTAATACTGTTCCCATTATTCAACCCTCACTATCATATCTTCATCGGAAAAACCTCTTACGGTGTCCTGTGTGGCTCTTTCTATCCAGTAATTGAACTGGATTAGCTTGTTCTGAGCCTCGACAAGGTTCGTCCATGGTTTGTTTGGTATGGTCATAAGCCCGTACAATGCCCCGTAAGCGATTGCCTCTCCATAATCTGCGTATAGGTCGTCATCAAGCGCTGTTGCCGTCAGCGTTGGTCTGAGGGACACTGAGGCGGTAAAATCATCTGTTGCTGTAGCGTCGGGGAAAGGATATATAAGAATGATGCGCCTGTTTTCAGGTATGAATGAGGATGCGTTCTTTGAAGTTTCGGCACGCCACCCGACTGAGTTTGCGTCCATATCAACGATCTCTCCCCTTGTTAGGGGCGTTCCAGCCTGAGATATTCCGTTTATCATATTTATTTCTGAGTCATTCGGAATATCAAGAAGATCAACCAGTTCGTACCTTGCTGCATTAGCCACAGGGCTAAAAGTCCCGGATACGTTCCATACCTTACTCTCCCTGCATAACTCCCTCGCAGCCCTTACAGCGTGATTGGCCGCAAGAATGCGAGGGCATTGAGGAGTTTCAGGTAAAATAAGAGGAAGGATATCTGTGAAATTAGACATCTATCAGGCTTTGAGACAAATACTCCACGCCATCTCTTTTATTCGTCCATTCACCACCCATGGCAATGACTCTCTCTTTTATCTCACGCCAGTTTAGCTTGCCGTACTCTTCCGCTAGATCGGCAACCTTTACGCCTCTGTCTGTCAACTCAACATCAGGCTTTACTTCGTTACCGGCAACGTCAAGCTCAAAGCCGTCCTTGGACAGAGTTACTTCATTTCCTTTTGAGTCATAATACTTATCGTTCTGGAAGTACCTGGCCCTGCCAAAGCCGAAGACTTCTCCGTGTTCTTTTTCAAGATTCAGTGACATATTTCATTTCTCCCATAGGTTTTCTAGGAAATCCCTCGTCAAGTCCTTCGTTGTCATTCAACCCGCTTTCAAGCATCTGCTTCGCAGTCAATTCAGTTTCGCCGGTCTCATCGCGCATAACTCTTGCTTTCATTACGCCGTGAGTGATCGGGTACTTTCTGTGTCCAAAACCCATTCCTTTTCTCATGTTGAATCTCCTTAAAAAATAAAGGGGCCATTGCTGACCCCCTTATAATGGTACTTTCTGTGGCGGTTACTTGATCGGGAATGTTCCCCTGTCACAAGTGACTGAACCACTGATGGTTTTCGGGCGCTGGCCCTTTTCACCGGCTTCACGCGGCATCTTCTGCCCTAGAGCCATTTCCTCACTCAAACCCGCCTGTAGCAGGCTCTTCGCATCGGAAGGCATCTTTGGCTTGTTACCGTATTCGCCGGAGTGTCCATACATCTTCTTCATATCGAATCTCCTTGTTGTATTTAGAAAGAAAAGGGCGGCTTTTACACCGCCCCTATCTTTAGGCTGCTGAATCCCACTTAACGATTCGAGCGTTTGTAGCGTCAGAATGCACAAGGCCGAAACCCGTAAGTGCATACCATGCGACGCCTTTAGAACGTCCGTAATCCGTAGGAATTTTACCGCGAATCTGCTCAGGCTCGACCAATCCTTCGGCGACAGTATCATCACCTAGAAAAAATGCCCAGTCAGAAAGACCGCCTAACCAACCCGCTTTCGCAACATTAGTCTGTTCGATAACGTTCTTTCACACATAATCGCTAATTATGCGCCGCTACTACTGAAGATAACCCCATTTTCTACCAGTGACTAATTCCCATATAGAAATACGGGACATATCGAACATCTTGGCAATTTTAGGGTTTGAACACCCTGATCTGCTAAGTCTCAATATCTCTACAGCTTGTGTCTCGGTTAGTTTCGCGTTTCCGTTCCTCTCACCAAAGGCCTGCCGCCGCTTACTGTCACGATCTTGGTTATTGTCTTGCTTAGTGCCTAAAAACAAATGATCTGGATTGACGCACTTGCGATTGTCGCACTTATGCAAGATGTAAAGCCCATCAGGTATATCCCCGTTGTGTATCATCCATGATGCCCGGTGTGCAAAAACCATCCTTGGGTGTGAGTCTGGCGTGTTCTTAATTTGCCCATACCCATATCTATTGATGGTGGCTGTCCATTCCCAGCATCCGGAATCAACCTTACGGAATTTATCTTTGAACCTTTCTTCAATAGTTTTTCTGATAGTGTACATGTTTGCTCCTGTGTACCTACCATGCTGCTTATGCTCTCACATAAGTCAAGGTCATATCATCACCTTTCGGTGGATTGCGCTTCGGGACGCTTGCCCCTACTCCTTTCGGATGACCGTCGAACCTTGCCCCATACGGGCCTTGGCTGCTGATTGGCTAATCCAACATTTTTTCAAACTGTCGCGCTTACCGTTTCCAGTTACGCTGTAGTAATGTTGGCTCTAAAGCTATCCCAGCAATTCACAATCTTTTAATTCAGCCTATTGTTGACCGAACACCCTCATAGCGACCAATCTCGCCATTGAGGATGAACTGAAACCCCTTATCCACATACTGATGGAGGGTTTCTAACTGATTCTTGAAGGTGCGGAACGTAGTAGGCCAACCGATGCAGAAATAATCCTGCCCGTTCACAGCCGCAATGTTGCGTTCCTTCATGATATCGACAGTTGCCTTAACGTGTGCGGTTCCCATTGCAATCGCGTTCGTGATTGTAGTGGCTCCGTTCGTAGTTAAAGTAACAGACGTAGCAGAGTTACCTGCTGTTGGCGCTACACGCAGAGGCGTAGCGTTGAACTGCGTATATGCAGCACTATCCAGAGCTTTATTGGCGTCGTTCTTCAACACCTTCTGGATGACCTCTTTTACCGGATGATACGAAAGATCATCGAGCTTGGAGGAGAAGGGAACCGAGTTCCCGTACTCTGTAACGGTTAGAGTGCCCTGGCTAACTGCATAGTTAGTTTCCGGCATCACCGTCCCTTCTGTTAATGCTGCCCCCTGCGTTACAACATCGGAATAGACATTCCAATGAAATAGGTCGCCTGAATGCAGCCCTTTGGTTGTAGCGTCTTTAGCATCCGCCATCTGCCTGAAACGTGTCATTGGCTGCAAAGCGCAGCGTAATACGTCAGACAACTGATCGGAATACATAAACCCCATAATGTTATCGTGGCTTTTTTAATTACCGCTTCTATACCTCTCGGTATAGTTCAGATCATATCTTCCCTTTCGGGAGGCGCTCTCTTGGGTCTTTATCGCCCGTTCTGGGCTCAGACCTGATCGTTGAACCTTCCAGTCATTCCTGACCGGCTTGGCTGCTGATTGTCACTATCATCCGCTTTCTCGAACCTTCACGCTTGCGATTACTCGCTACGTTGTGGTGTAGGATGCTTGCATGATATTCCAGCAATTCACGCCTTTTTAACTCGGCCAGTTTAACCGAGTGTGTTTGTACCCCAGACTTGTCCAGCCATGGTTTTTCTCCTTTGTTTATTTGTCAGTGGTCATTCTTGACCCCTGTCCTTTCTCATTCCTGCGACGATCTCTGCTGCTGTTTTCGGCTTATATTCCGGTTCGCCTTGTGAGCGAACGCTGGCAGTGGTTTTAACGGTCTTCCCAACGGCTGTGCGTTTAGCGTCTAATGACGTTTGCGGTACGTTGTTTCCAACCATGTTGTTAATCCTGTCTCCAGCCTCCTGCGCTACTTGTAGCAGGGGCCAATCAGGATGCTCTTGTCTCAACATGCCGGTTTCGTTATCCCATCGTGCAAATAAAGCCTTGTCATCATTGATCTTCGCGTATTTGTCGTCTTGCTGGAACTCGCTCATTGCAGACCTGCGCTCCATTTCGAACACAGCCTTATTGACAAGTTCCTCCTCAGTAGCGGTTTCTCCGCGCTGATTTATCTTTTTCGCCAGTTCATTTACAATCTCGGCGGCTTCGTCTTCTTCGCCCTCATAAAACGATTTTACAAAGCGTTTGCCAAAATCATCCTCACCGTCCTGGTCTTCGGATAGGTCAGGGTCTTCAATCTCTAAAGGCTTTTCCGCCTTCTCTTTCGCCAGTTTAAGCATTTCACTGGCTTCAGCTAACCGTTTATCAGCAGCAGATTCTTTCTGCAATGTTCTGATTCCGGCTTCATAAATGTCATCGCGTGGTACTTCCCGCTCTTCGCCATCAACCTTAATTGTCACCATTTCAACAGGCGGCTCTTCTTCCGGTTCATTATCTGCAACCGGCTCTTCAGTAATTGGCTCTTCAGTAATTGGCTCTTCAACATCGGCCATGTATTCGTCATCAGCTTGTTTGTAGAGTTTGTTCATCATCTCATCCCGCGGATTGGCGGATTCTTTTTCCTTGTCTTCTGCCTTGTCTTCTACGCCTTCGATCTCTTCTTCGGGCGCGTCTTGCGAAACGCCCTCTTGGGTGGCTTCTAATGTCATTTTAAGTCTTCCTTCTGGTTAAGAATAGCCTCGCGGCTTCCATGCGGCCCTTTTGGGTACGCTATGAACTGGTATCTATGTATTCCTGATAAGCAACGGCGCCGGATGATATAATGCTCTGCAACCAACCTGGAACGGCACGGGCAACCCTGATGTCGAACTGGATATCCATCATCTTCTCTACGTTGTGAGGATCAGTGATTGATAACTCTTGCATTGAAGACTTTTCTTCCTGCTCTGCTATCTGGATAAGTTTCTTCCCTAGTGGAGTTGATAGGAATTTCTTTACTTCTTCCCCGTCGTAAATTGCACGCTCTAATTCATCACCCATGAGCTTCCCTCATCGCTTCTAATTGAATTGCCCCTTGCTGTTTCTTGTCTTCAACCGCTAGTTTCCCTTGTTGTTCAACCTGTTTCTGCTGGATGATCTGTTGCATCTGCTGGTTCTGCTGCTGCAATTCATCAATCATAGCCTTGACTTGCGGATCAAGATCATCCTCTCCAGTCTTAAAGAATCGCCTACCATCCTTGAACCCAAGAGCACCAAATACTTCTTTCGATATCTCTTCAAAGTCTAACGTGGTTAATACCTGCGGAGCATATTTCGCAATCGTATCCAGTCCGACAGTTAATTTAGCGATGCGCTTCATTGGATCGGTCGCGCCAAATCCAACATTGACTGATACCAACAGGTTATCATCAATAACCACTTCACCATCACTATCCTTCCCGGCAATAGCAATAATTGACTCATCAGTTTCGTATTTCTTCTCAAGCTCTACGATTTGCCGCAAGACAGGCTCCACCCATGATTCAGCAAATACTCTTAAGTCGTACTCTGACATCGAGCTTGAGTCATTCGCTAACAGGTTCATTCCGCCAACGGTTTCATTCAGTTTGCGATTGCTCTGCACACTGGATGGTGAAAACGTCCCTGCTATCTCATCAAAATCAAGGTTGATCCTGTCCTGTTCCGCATACGAGCTACTTGTAACGTCAGGTGTTGACTCTACCTTTACGTCGTTTGTCTGATCCATCAAGGTGACTGAGCCGGGCACATTATGTTTCAAGCTGCGCCAGTCAACCTTAGCCGATCTCTTTGCAAAATAACGCTTGTTCATCGCTAGTTTAACGTTATCAAGCCGCTGGTTTGCAATATCGTTCGCTTCCTGTTGCAGCCCTTCTGTTAATTCAGGTTTGCCTGCCGGGTATATCCTGTGCGTTTCAAGGATTGAGAATCCCATCACAAAAGGTCGTTGTCCATGCAAATAGACTTCATCTATCGGAGCAGCGTCACTTAACAATAACTGCGTGCCTAATGAAAAGAATACATAATCTTCGCCGCCCTGTTCGATAATATTCTCATGAACCCAGACAATATCGAACTCTCGCGCCTGTCCCCTATGCGTATCCTTCGCGTCTACCCTGTTTCTGCCTTCTCTAGCCCTTCTAATTGAATCGAAATCGTCAGTAACGGCGGTTTGCACCTGCTCTCTCGTGTAATGCTTCCATTCCCCGCTCTCAATGCGTTTCATCACGTCAGAAATACGCATAGGGATTTTGTGGATAATGAACGGGCTGGACTCAATAGGATTCATCCAGTCACTTGCTGGATCAATCAATAAGTTTTCAAACGGTATCAATTCGATGTGCGGTTTGTCTTTCAGAATCTTTCGGCCTGAAATCTCACTACTGCCCATCCCGTCATCCGGGGCCTCTTCAAATTCCCATGTCTGCTTCGAGCATACTACGCCTGTCTTCTCTGTATCCTGAAATGCCCCAACTAACGTTAAAAACCACGGGATAGAGTTTGACAGCCTGTAATTCACTAGGTTCTCTAGCAGTCTTGCCCCTGCTTGTTTCGCTTTATCGTCATCATCAGGTGTAGTAATTGATAAATTGTCTTGGGTGCTGAAAAAGGCAATCGCTGCTGCCGCTTCATTTCGCCTGATCGCCGCCCTTGTCTTTGGACGGAAAATCTTTGATCTGAACTTGTATGATTCGGTAAAATATTTCGACCCACGCCAGTGTTTGCTGTTAAATGCATCCAGATTCTTTTCCTGTTGCCTGCGTAAGCTCGCGTCCAGATAGTCATTACCTATCGTGTAAGCGTCTTTAGCAAGCATCAGCCAGTCTATTTCGCGTTCTTGCTCTTCTACTGCCGGATCATCGTCCAATGGCCTCGGTTCAAGCGGGAATGGCGAAAACCCGCCTTCCAGCGGCGGCGTAGGGTTATCGAGCGCCATCAGCTACAATCGCGCCCTTGAAGTTGCGCTCTGCGTTTGCGTATTCACTCGCATCAATCTGACCTCTTCGCATTCTGTACCTCTCCAATATCTCACCAGCGCACATAATCAGATAATGATCGCTGTAATCTTTATACTTCATTTCGTAGCCATAACACCCGGACAACGCTCGCGCTTGAACGCCAATCATTCCTCCTCTTACTCTAACCGCCCATGAATAACCGGGGTATGCGCCTTCTAACGTGGTAAGTAGCTGTTTTTCAAAGTATGGAACGTTAGCTGGCATTCCATGCGGGTCTAAAATCATACCCGTGCAATGCCCTTCTTGCGGTCGTTTAACCTGACTATCTTCCTGCCATCCGGGTATTCATCCACGTGGTCTCCGTCAGCGAGTTCATATACGACAAAGGGTTTCTTGAAGTCATCGCCGTCTGCCATCTGCACCAATGTCTTAAAATCAATGCTTCTCATTGTCATATCGTTACTCCTAAAAATCCTCATTCCAATCCGGCACTAAATCAGCCGGGTTAATGTAAATGTCGCCCTTAAATCCCACTGCGCCGGTTCTTAACGAGTCTGCATAATGACTATTATCATCATGTAGAGGTCTGGACTGGAAGCATCCGAGCTTTTCATTCCACGCCTTGCGATAATTCTCCAGCGCAATAATACCATCCGAGCAATGTTCCTCATCCACCCACGCCGTCGTTAGAAATTGCCGGGTTTCCTCAATTGCAGCTAGTAGTTCATCCTCGTTCTTTGCGCGATCAACAACTATTGCCGGTCGTATCCCTACAGATTCAGCCACTTCAATCGTGGTTTTGTTCGTCTGAATTGACCTAGCTCTTGAGTCGTGTGGTAAATAGTGATTGCCGTAGTTGTATTTTCTGTCTCGCAACACCCGCGCATAATGAGCCAGGCTTTCCCCGTTGTTCTGATAGCAGTCAATAATCCGTATCTCTGCGCCGTGCGCTTGGAAAAACCAGATCGACGTATAATCATCCATACCCAAATCCCAGCATGTATGAACCGGCAGTATGGGATCATACGGAACCCGGCAGATTCGATGCTTAGACCTGAGATAGTCCATTGTGCTACCGAAATACGCACCAATAACAGACGCTTCAAACGCCTCTTCTGGATATGACGGATACTCGCGCTTGATCTTATCGCCTAATGTGTCGCGTTTCTTCGCATACCAGGCTCTCTGTTGATCGTCTAAAACGATCCCACGGGCCTTCAGTGCGTCGAAATACTCTGATAACTCATGCGGAATACAGATATTACCCGGTTCTATGCGATATCCAGGCTCTTCATGCCAGGCGTAGAAATGAAACGACCAGTCCATCGGCCCCACATCGCGTCCTGCGAGCGCATGTTTCCGCGCCCGTTCGGATAATCTGTAAAATTCACCGTCCCGGCCTTCGGCTGTGCTCTCGACAAATATCAACTGGCCTTTGCCAACGGCTTCAAAAGCCCCCGTTTTGATCTCTAATGCTCGTGCCGGGTTCTGCACTGATATTTTGCCGTACTCTGAAACGTGCAAGATAGACAGCGTTCCCGATCTGTATGACGTGCTCACTCGCACACTTGAGCCGTTACTAAACGCCATCATGTTTGCCCGGCTTGTGTCGGCCTTTATCTCGGCTTTGATCTCATCCGGTAAATTATCGTACGGATATTTAATTTTGAGCCGGAATATGCTCTCTGCATCAACTAAATTGTGAGCAATAATTCCGCAATGCGTGTTCGGTCTGAATAGACAACAATCCAAAATAAACAGGTCAATAAATGTTGTGAACCCGATTTGACGGGATTTTAGTATAACATTCAGCCATTTTCTTTTTTCCGACAACCGCCGCTGCGCCCAGTTTAACTCAAACTTAATGCGCTTTCCTTCTTTGCTTTGTATCCAATATAGATTATTCATGCGCCATGCCTGACTTGCCATCTTCTCAGCGTCAGACGCTTTCGACCAGTCAGCCCGGTTGTAGTTCCACATCATGCTGCCTTAACGCGCCGCCAGTGCCCTGTGACCACACCATTATCTGCTCTATGACATATGTATTCATACTCGCCCGGCCTCTCGCCCTCACCAACTATATTAAAATCGGGGTGAACAGCTACATATCTCGTCATGTTAATCTGTCTTTCTGCAATCAGCACGACAGTGTTAGCGAGCATCGTCTGCACGTTTTGTATGCGATCGTTGATTAGATCGTTGGTCAAAACAAACGTGCCAATTCTGTTCCGTAAATCATCCATCTTAACCGCCCATCGGTAGGTTATTTTCTGTACAAATCATCCAGTGCGCGTTTGCACTCAATTAAATAGTCCAGGCATTTTATGATGTGCGCGGGACACGCCGCATGCCGCCAGCCGTACATTGTTCGCGTCACTACACCGAAATATCGTGCCGCCTGGGCCGCTGTTAGATGTAACTCATCGAGACGTTTCTGCATGTTTTATACCCCATTCGGTAATATTTGCCGGGAAAATGGATACTGGCTAGGGGTGATTTGCCATGTTTCGCACGGGTACTCTACTATTGCCAGCCCTCTAAAACCGCATCCACGGCGATTCTATGAGCCTGTTTTTCGGCTATTCCCCTGAATCTGGGGGGTTTAGCGATAAATTGCCAGCAGCAGC